TTAACTCTTTTAGTTAAAGCAGTTAGAGCAGCAATGCATACAATAGTGCCTGGCCCTATGTCTGTTATGAAATGGATAGAGGATGAGGTAACTAATATAATTAAGCGCGGCGAAACAGAACTTGAATGGTGTACTCCTTCAGGTTTTGTAGTTAAGCAAAGGTTGATGAAAAAGAATGTTGTTAATCTACAACTACAACTATTAGGTAAATGTAGATTACAGGTTGCAACTGATGACTCAGATGAAGTAGATATTAATAGACATAAAGCAGCGACTGCACCTAATCTTATTCATAGTTTAGATGCTGCGCTAATCCACTTATCAGCAGTTAAATTTAATGCACCGATTGCAGTTATCCATGATAGCGTCTTGTCTCGTGCTACAGACATGTCTCAGCTATCCACCGTGGTCAGAGACTCTTACATGCACCTTTTTGCTGAGCACGATTACCTTACCGATTTTGCCAGTCAAATCGGCGCTGAAACAGACCCACCAATTATTGGAGATTTAGAACCATCTTCAGTAGTTGAATCCACTTATTTTTTCTGTTAAATGACACGAACAATCCACAAAACACAACAGCCTGTAGTTCTAGAAGGATATCAGGCAGTAATGAAGCCCAGCAAGTTTGGTTATAGTTTATCAGCAATTGTTGATCAAGCTATGATAGACATGCTGGAAGTAGAAAGGTTAGAGAATCTTAATTGGGCAAACTCTAAACTAAAGAATCCTAAAAGATCTACACTTAAGCCTGAGCCTTGGGAAGAGGTAGCTGCAGGTAAGTATAAAGTAAAGTTCAGTTGGAATGAAGATACTAAACCACCGATTGTAGATACTGAAGGTACACATGTTACTGATAGTACAATACCTGTATATGCTGGATCTACTGTTAAGCTAGGTTTTTACCAGAAGCCTTACATCTTGAAAGATGGTGTCACTTATGGCACTACACTTAAATTAGTTGGAGTACAGCTGATTACAGTACAAGGTGGAGCTGGTGTAGATACTGGTGATCTAGATGCTGCTGGAGTAGCTGAACTATTCGGTACAACAGCTGGATATAAAACTAGCGAACCAAACGTAACACCTAAAGTCGAAGATGAAGTGGAAGAAGAAGAAGACTTCTAAGTATAGATCAGGATTAGAAGAGCAAGTAGCAAAGCTATTAGATGGACTAGGAATTGACTACGAATATGAGTCTACTAAGATCGCTTATACTATATCTCATAACTATAATCCTGATTTCATATTACCTAACAAGCATGTGATATTAGAAACAAAGGGATATTGGGATAAGGATGACAGACGGAAGATTAAAGCCGTTAAAGAACAGAATCCAGACCTAGATATAAGGATGATATTCCAATCTCCCTATAATACTATTAGTAAGAAGTCGAAGACTACCTATGCACAATACTGCGAAAAATTAGGAATACCTTGGGCTCATTATCATGACATCCCACTTGAATGGCTTATCTGAATCAGATTTTATTAGACATCAACCTTGTCCTGAATGTGGATCAAGTGATGCTAATAGCATCTATTCAGATGGTCATACATTTTGTTTCCGTTGTCACCATAGAACTAGTGGTAATGGAGATATATCAAACCACCACACTCATAAAATGTCCAATGCAAGATTACTTGGAGAAGCTGAACCTCTCGACAAAAGAAAGCTATCAGAAGCAACTTGTGAGAAATACAAAATCTACAGAGACGGAGACGTTCTACGTTTCCATTATTTCAGCAATGATGGAGTCCTTAAAGGGGCAAAAATAAAGACAAAGAAAAAGGTATTTACTTATGAAGGCGAGGCGACTCCCATTTTATTTGGATTGCACTTATATCCAAGAACTGGGAAGCGAATTGTTATCACTGAAGGGGAGATCGATGCGGCATCCGTATCGCAATCCCTCGGAAATTCCTGGCCTGTTGTCTCTCTCCCATTTGGTGCCGCTTCCGCAAAGAAGTCTATTAAACAGAATCTGGAATTCCTACAGGACTATCAAGAGATTGTCTTGTGGTTCGATGATGACGAGGCAGGCCGTAAGGCGACGCAGGAAGCGTGTAGCGTACTACCACCAGGCAAGACGAAGATTGCACTCTGTCCACCGTACAAGGATGCTTCAGAGGCGTTAATGTCTGCTAGTGCAGAGACACTAAGACATGCAGTATGGAATGCTGAGACATATAGACCAGATGGAATTATAGATGGTAAGTCATTACTTACTGAAATATGTACACCTCAACCGCCTTGCGAATATGAATATCCGTACGCTGGACTCCAAGAAAAGCTACATGGGATCCGATATGCTGAGCTTACAACAATTACTTCAGGGAGCGGTCTTGGAAAATCCAGCTTCTGTCGTGAGTTATGTACTCACCTTCTCAACGAAGGAGAAAGGGTTGGGTACGTGGCACTTGAGGAAAGTAATAGAAGAACAGCTCTCGGATTGATGAGCAGTGCTATGGGCACTAATTACAACCTAGGAGAACATAATGTTGAAGAACTTACTGAAGCTTATAATTCTAGCATTAATAGATGGAACCTATATCTCTTTGATGGTTTTGGGAGTTATGATCCTGACATCATTTATAATAGGATAGAGTATCTAGCTTTAGGATTAGATTGTAAGATTGTATTTCTCGATCACTTATCTATTCTACTTAGTGGATTAGATGGGGATGAACGAGTAATGATAGATAAAACTATGACCCGTTTAAGGTCATTAGTGGAGCGCACGGGAATTTCTTTATTCCTTGTGTCACATTTAAGAAGAACAAATAGTGATGTAAATCATGAAGAAGGAGCAAGAGTTACACTTGGACAACTCCGAGGTAGCGCGGCAATTGCACAGCTCTCTGACTCTGTTATTGGACTCGAAAGAGATCAGCAGGGCGGAAATGGTAACAGTACAACAACTGTGCGAGTTCTTAAGAATAGATATAGCGGCGAAGTTGGCGTCGCATGTGAATTAGATTATGACTTATCAAAATGTAGATTCTCAGAATCAGAATCAAAAGCAGACTTCAAAGAAGAAGGAGACTTCTAATGTACGAATGGTATGGAAGACTCCATACGGTGATAATGAAGTAGCTTATATGGCTAGAGTATCTTCTTCTAATCAACATGATACACCTGATAAATTAATTAGTTATCTAGTAAAGCATAAGCATTGGTCACCTTTTGAAATGGTGAATATGTGCGTTGAGATTTGTACTACACGTAGTATATCCGCACAAATAATGAGGCATAGAAGCTTCTCATTTCAAGAGTTTAGCCAACGTTACGCTGAAGTACAAGATAAACCTTTGATGCCTGAGTTACGACGACAGGACTTAAAGAATAGACAGAATAGTATCGATAATCTAGATCCTATAGAAGTGCAGAACTTTGAAGTAATGATTGATCAACACTACGAGCAAGGTTTATATCTCTACAAAGAGATGTTAGCTGCTGGTGTTGCTAAAGAATGTGCTAGGGAAGTATTACCTATGTCATCACCTACTAAATTATATATGAATGGAAATTTACGTTCTTGGTTACATTACTGCGATCTGCGATCTTCTAATGGTACACAAAAAGAACATAGAGATATAGCTATTTCTTGTAAGAAACTTCTTGCTGAAAACTTTCCACACTCATATAAAGCATACTATGACTAAGTATCAACATCCCTGGTATACACATATAAAGAAAGAAGCTAAGCCACCAAAGCCAGCTACTAAAGAAGCAATAAAGAAAGCACAATTTAAAGATAAAACATTTATTTGGACTGGAAATTGACACTCGTATTTGATATCGAGACTGATGGTCTTGAAGCAACTACTATCCACTGCATATCAATTTATGATTCAGAGACTGATGAAATCCTCTCGTATAACGATACGGGAGGTACGGAGCCGGTTATCCGTGGCCTCCAACGAATCCAAGACGCTGATACTATTGTTGGCCATAACATTATCGGCTATGACCTGCCTACAATTAGTAGGATTCATAGGTGGTTTAACTATAGAAACGCTGTTGATACTTTGCTTCTTTCTAGGCTTTATCGTACTGATCTTTTAAAGGTAGATAATACTAGGAAGTGGAGATATATGCCACTACAGCTATATGGTAGGCATTCGTTGAAAGCATGGGGATATAGATTAGGAGTATATAAAGGCTGCTTCTCGGAGACTACTGACTGGAAAGAATGGAGTCCTGAGATGGAAGCTTATTGTGAACAAGACGTAAAAGTAACCACCAAACTATGCGACCACTTCCACGATTACCTGACTGGGTTGAAGCCGAACATCAGGTAGCAAAACTATTACAAACACAGGAGGAACATGGATGGTATTTTAATGAAAGAGCTGCATGGGAGCTTACATCGACTCTCCAAAAAGAGTATGAAGAGATTGTCGAAGTACTTCAGAACCGGCATCCTCAAGTCGAAGCATCGCAGTTCACTCCTAAAAGAAATAACAAAACACAAGGCTACATACAAGGAGCTACATTCACCAAGTTAAAGCAAACCAATTTCCAATCAAGAGATCATATAGCATGGATTCTGACAACACACTATGGCTGGAAACCGTCATTAATGACCTCCACCGGAAAGCCAGTGATAGACGAGACTGTATTGAAGAGTATTGGAGCGGACGATACGGAATCTGGCAAGGATATTGCTCTCCAATGTCTCCGACTGATGGAACTGCAGAAACTGTTAGGGATGATATCAGAAGGCGCGAACGCATGGCTGAAGCTTGTTACGAAATCTAGTCGTATACATCATCATTGTTCAGTAGGTGCAATCACGCATAGACAAACACACCGACATCCCAATTTAGCTCAAGTGCCTAGTGATCCAAGATGTAGAGCTTTGTTTACTGCCAGCCCAGGAATGGTGATGGTAGGAGCTGACTTAGCTGGAATTGAATTGAGGATGCTAAGTCACTATCTCGCTAGGTGGGATGGTGGTAAATATGCAGACATTCTCCTTAACGGAGATATACATCAAGTAAACGCAGACAAGGTAGGAGTATCACGCAGTGCTATCAAGACTATTAGCTATGCCTTTTTATATGGGGCGTCGAATGTTCGCCTCGGATTATCATATGACAAGAGTCTCACCGAGGACCGTGCGAGAACTAAAGGTAAGGAAATTCGTGAAGCGTATGTCAATGCCATTGAAGGCTTGTCAGAGCTACTTAAGGCAGCGAAAGAGCGAGCGGAATGTGGCTTTATCAAGGCGATCGATGGTAGACCTATCACAGTAGAGAGTTCTCATAAGGCATTAAATTGCATCCTTCAATCATCAGCTGCAGTAGTAGCTAAGCGTTGGATGTTACTTACAGATGAAACAATTAAAGAACAAAAAATGGAAGCTAATCAGTTGGCATTTGTACATGATGAACTTCAGTTTGAAACAAAACCACAGAATATAAATGATCTTAAATTCGCCCTTGAACACGCAGCAGTTAGAGCTGGAGAATTCTACGGACTTAGATGCCCAATCGCAGCAGAATCTAAATCAGGAAGTAATTGGAGTGAGGTACATTGAAATTACTAATTGACGCAGACTTCATTGTCTATAAATGCTGTGCTTCAGTAGAAGATGAGGTTGATTGGGGTGAAGATGTAATACTAGTTACTAGTCGCTTCAAAGAAGCTTATACTGCTGTTAAAAGAGATCTAGCTAAACTAGAGAATGAATTTCCCTTAGTAGATAAGATGATCCTGTTCTTCTCAGACCATGAGAATTTCAGGAAGAAAATTTATCCAGAATACAAGGGACATCGAAACCGTAAGAAGCCTTGTGGATACAAAAGAGTCATCAACAAATTGAAGGAAGAGTATGAAGTAATTATCATGCCAGCCTTAGAAGCTGATGATGCCTTAGGTATTTACAGTACAGCTCACTTAGGTAACACTATAGTTAGCCCGGACAAAGACATGCGCCAGATACCTGGCATGTTATATGACTTTAAGGAATCCACACTCATAACATCTGAAGATGGGAAGAATTGGCATTACATTCAAACTTTATCCGGTGACCAAACCGATGGTTACTCTGGCTGTCCTGGTATTGGTGTTAAACGGGCTGTTACACTCTTTGAGAAAGAAGGTTACAATTGGAATACAGTAAAAAAAGCATTCGCTGAGAAAGATCTTGATGAAGATGTTGCTCTGATGAACGCACGTCTAGCAAAGATACTTACAGTAAATGATTATGACTTCCAGCGACAACAACCAATCCTATGGAGTCCCGCCATCGCCAATCCTGGAGATGACAGTGGAACAGGATCTAAAGATGAGACAGATAAGTGATGGATTATCTAGACCAGAAACAACTAAAGAAGATATCATCACTATCTTCTTAGCTTTACAACATCAGAATTTTATTCTGAGTAATTCATTAATGAATCTAGTTAAAAAATGGCCGAAACATCCACCAAAGGACCAGAATACTACAAAAGAGGGTCAATCGAGACCTGGGATTTTATTCGGTCTACAAATTTAAACTTCCACCTTGGCAATGCTATTAAATACATTGTACGAGCTGGGTATAAAGATAGTAAAACAGAAGACCTTAAGAAAGCAATCCACTATTTAGAAAATGAGCTGCAACACACAACAGACGATACAACAACAAGCCAGAGAATTCCGCTTGAGTTTCGGCATTGGGAAAAGTAACACCCGAAAGGATAGGCAACGTCAAAAGGATTTGATTGTTGAAGAGTTTAAAGAATTCCTTGAAGCAGAGAATATGTTATTCAGGGATTCAGCTGCTTACCATTCCGATGCTTTAAAAGAATTAGCAGACTTGGTT